GATAGTTCTCCTTCACTTCAAATATACATCACTGCTGGGGAGTTGATTGGATCGCACGAATAGATTGCAAAGCTCGCACAACCGTAGGAGACGCTTTGCTGACTTTTGCCAAAGCCTCAGCCGAACGCCCAAGAATCTTCTGCGCTGCCACATCCAGAGCAGGCTTATTGATGGAGGAAATCTTGTTTGAGACGCCTCCACCCGCCGCCCCAAGTAATGCGCCCTCAATGGCTCCATGCGCTCTGTCTCCAGAATCAAAGACTGCGCCCGCTACACCGCCAGCCGCCGCACCCCCAACCACCCGAGCGGCTTTTGTAACAAGTCCAGGCGATTGCTTGAGGCTTTCTTTCAGAAGGGTACTGTCTGCCGCCTGCCGCGCTGTAATAAGTTTACTCTGAACCTTGTTGGCAGCGCGAAACGCTCTGGCTTCATCAGCAGGAAGTGAGCGAGTAATCGCGTCGTTAAGATCGTGGTAAACACCCTGAAGAAAGCGCATACGGATGTTCGTCGTATCCGGTCGCCAGTCAGTGATTTGTTTTTGTATTTCGCGGCGCATCTCGTGAATCTCAGCAGGATTCATCAGTTTCTTTTTGGCAGCGTCCGTTACAGCCTCAAGGTTCTTGTCGATAGCAACGATCTGCTCGTGAGGAACTCCCTCTTTCTCTACCTGCTTTAGGAGTTCTACTGCTCGATTCAGCAGGGTCGTATGGACATCCGTTAGCTTTCCTCCCGGCGTGGCGACGATCTTCTGCGTAGCGGCCTCGTAAGAAGCTCTTGTGGACTCGATGGCGGCTCTTTGACTTTCCAGTGTAGGCTTGACGCCAACTTTCTCCAGAACCGTCTGGGCGATGTCTCTGGCGTTCTGTATTGTGCGCCCAAACTTTGGAAGATTCGCCTTCCCGAGTCCAATGTAGTTGTTGAGGATTTCAGCCGCCCTCGGTGAAGCCTTAGCAGCAATCTTGCTCAAGACCTTTGGGGCAATCTTCCCACCAACCAACTCTAATGCGCCCTGCTCTGCTCCTTCAATTGCCGCACCCTTTGCTCCAGCCTCAGGATGCGATATAAGCTCTCCAGCAGCCCCTCCCGCTGCCGCGCCGGGGATTCCTCCGTACATGGCTCCGACAGTTGCAGCAACCGCGGGTAAAGCCTCCTTGAGTGGCTTTTGTAAGCCTGTGGCGAAGTTCTCCGCCTTCTGGTAGGGTGTCTTGGCCTGCGAAGTCACAGGGACGCGCTTACTTCGCGCAATGTCTTCAGGTGAGGCCGCGCTCATCATTGGAGTGTTTGATGTTCCACGTGGAACACTCGTAGATGCCTCGATTTTCGATTTAAGCGTGTTCTTTTGCTCAGGCGTCATCTTGCCCAAAGCAGACTGCCTCTGTTCGGGTGAAAATGCTTTCCACTGCGCGACTACATCTTGCTCTGGCATAAGCTCACTTGAGGTTCAAAAGAAAATCGTCCACGGCTTTGTCGGGCTTGGCAGATGGTTTGGATGGAGCATGTTGGCCCGGCATCTCACTGGAACGTTCATTCTTTTGTCCATACTGGATGGCATCTCGTTGCATGTCTTGCAGGTTATTCTCTATGGTTTGAAGCTTTTGGTACATCAATTTAGGAGAATCCGTCCAAGCGTTGGGCGTGTGAATAATTGCAGCCTGCAACGCTCCCCACGAGCGAGAAGAGCCTTTAAGGATTTGCGCCGCGTTGACGACTTTTTGCAACTCTATATTGGAAATCTCCGAAGCAAGTTCTCCATTTTCGCCACCCATACCCATTGCATAACTAAGCCTGTCGGCAGCCAAATATCCGGGCTGATTGTTATCTTTTAGTGACTCGAGTTTAGATTTCAATGCTTGCACTTGAGATAATCGATCTTGAACCTGCACGACCGTTTGCTGCGCCCACGATTGGAGTGGACGGCCACCCGTCAACTGTCCTACATCAACTTTTCCACCTTCAGGCGTCGTGATAGTGCCGCCCGTCTTTAAAGCGGTTTCAAGTTGCTTACGCTCCTCGTCCGCAACCTTGATGCCGAACTCCTTTTGGCGCATCATCAGGTTTCCCTGAGCCACCGCAACTTTGGCCTCTGCCATCTTTACTTGTTCAGGAAGCGCGTTTGTTTTGGCCTTGGTTAATTCTGCTTGCGCCTGCTCTAACTGAGATTTAGAACTAGCCACACTCATTTTCGCTGCCAACACCGGACTCTTGGCAATCTCATCGGGCGTCATGGGGACAAGCTTTCCGCTTGCATCGTACTTCTGCCCGTTCATTGCCGCAGTCAAGGTCGAACGCAGTTGCGCTCTCTGGTCTTTTCCTTGCTCTGTAGTTGCCGTCGTAGATAACCGAGTTTCTGCTGCAAGTTGCTGTCCACCAGTGGCCGGGGCTCCTACAATTCCTGCCTTGCGAGCCATCTCTTGCTGTTGCGCCTGTGGACTTAGTTGCTGCGTCTGTGGAAGCTGCGATAGCATTCCAGCCGCACTGCCTCCGACTTGACCACCCATCTGCTTCTTGAGCGCAGCGGTCGCCGCCGCACGTTCGGGAGAATCGGCGTTTTTGTCATCGATACCAAACGCCTTGGTGATAACCTTGTGCTGCTTAGGGTCATTTGCCATGTCGTTCAGAATTGTAGAGTTCTGCTTGAGCGCAGCCTGCCCTTGTTGCGACATCTGCTGACCTTGCTGCACCAGTTGATGCGCCTGTGGGTCTTGCGGATTGGCCTTCAGCAACTCAGAAGCCTTACGCAGCATCTCCTGCCCTTGCTGTACCTGAGACTGTGCCTGCTGGACACCCTGATTGGCCTGTATGAAACGGCTTGTAACCTGCTCATACTGACGCTGCTGCTTCTGTTCGGCATACTGGCTGAACTGCTGCGCTACGCCCTTTACCGAGTTCACAAGGTTCTGCATGGACTGCCGCTTGTTTGCGCCTGCCATGCCGGGGCCAAATGTTTGGTTTTGCTGCTGCTGTGGCTGTTGGGAGGGTAAATGCGCCTGCGGACGCGCCCCGCTGGTATTGGGCGCCATTTGCGTCAAACCAGTGGTGTTCGATTGCTGGGCAATCTGCTCCTTCAAATACTCGGCATACTGCTCAGGATTCGCTTGTTGCGGATTAGGAGTGATCGCAGGGCTGCTCATTACAAACCCCCTATGCCCTTCATAATACTGCCAGCCGCCCCGCCGAGACCAATAATATCGCCCAAAGCGTCCTGCCAGTTGAATTGATTGGCCTCATACGTGCCGGCAGCGTTCTGAACACTTTGCAGTTCGGATAATTCATTCTGCTGGCTTTGGTTCCACATGTTGTAGTATTCCTGCGACGTAATCGCATTTTCCTGCGTCGTAGCTTGGTTCATGTAGTTCGTCAGCGAAGAAGTCATGCCAGAGCTTCCACCTGAGATTCCCATGGCAGAAAGCATAGAGGTCAGATTATTTGCACCTCCCTGAATCTGCTGTCCCATCGCGTTGACTTGACCCGTGATAGCCTGTTGCGTGATTCCCGAGTTAAATCCCCCATTCGTGCCAAGATATTGAGAAATCAATGCACCAATGTCACCACCATAAATCTTCGACAACTCACCAGATGCAGGACTCGCGGCTGCGCTGGCTCCTCCCGGGGTCAAGGTAGATGGAGTGGCCGAACTCGAAGCCACATAAGGATTGGCAGAGGTCGTAGCGGCCACAGGGTTTGTTGCGTTGCCGTAATTCATCGTACCCGCGCCACCCGTACCCGTACCGGTGGGCATAAACGCCGTGGCTGTTTGTCCAGGCATAACATTGCCGCTGCCGGAACCAATCACTCCAGTCGGGTTCATGTTTGGAATCGTGGTAGCTGTGGACATAGATCACCTACCTGTAAGAATACACCGATGTTCGCAGCGTTAGGGCTCGCTCGTTATGCTTCTCATCTCTCTGTTGCTGGAGAGTCCTCAGCTGCCAAGGTGCCATACCGCGCTTTTCCAAAAAGTCTACGTTCGTCTTGTAAATTGAGGAATCAGTAATACCCTCATCCTGTGCCAGTTTCACGATGGCGGCGCGTTGAAACACTTCTTTCCATGAATCGGGAGCAAAGATCGGAGCCGCTGCCTGCGTCGTAGCTGGAAACGGATGCCTCAACTGTACCCGCACAAAATACAGGTAATTCTGATCGGGAGCCGGGCCAACTTGAAGATACTGGTTGAACCGCGAGTAATAGACGGGAGGAGCCACGCCGTAACTCTGTTGATTCGTAGAGGTCACGCCGTAGGTGTTCATATCGACGGTAGGAACGCGACGATACTTCAACAGTCTTCCAGATTGATTAACCCCTCCTGAAAACCATATCCAAAAAGCCCAAACATCCGTAATATCGGTAATTTGAGAAGACAATGCTTGGAACTGAGGGAAGTTCGTGTTCGCGGCAATCGTTCCAAGGATCGTCGCTATTGGAACAATCGGCGCCCCCATAGCCATCGACAAAGGAGTGGCAGGGGGGATAGGTGTTTGATACTTTAATTCTTCGAGCTCTGCCGTCTCGGTGATTTCCTGCACAGCCTGCATCGCGGCTACGATACCGAGCGATCCATCTGCCGTCGTACCCCAATTGTTGCGACCTGCCCCCTTGGATGGGAGTCCAGTGACGATATCGCCTAGCGTGTAGCTCATGTGGGGTTCACCATTGATGTGATAATGCCATGCTGAAACGTAATGGAGCCAGCTTTGCCACCCGTCGTAAGAGATGGAATGGGTACCGTACCCGTAACGTTTGTGCCGGGATTGAGGGTGGTCTGGATAGAATCAACCTGGCTAACTGTATCGTTGGCGCGACGGCGCATCTGCGATGTATTGTTGTTCTTCGGAGATATGTTGGGTAGATAAGAAACTGGCATTATGGCACCTGCCCCTTTGGAAGATCAGCGATCTGCGTCAATCTTACAATGGAAACCGGCTCTTCTGTTGCTACCGAAAGCGATGTGCAAACGCCTGTAAAAGTTCCAAAATCGGCTTGAACCGTTAAAATCTGTCCGGGAATAGTGTTTGCATCAATCTGCGGCAGCACTTGTGTGCTTGTTTGCTGCTGAGACACCGTACCTGTTTGGCTAGTGGGGTCTTGCTGACCCGTGTAGGTCAGCGATAAGGTTGGGTTTTCAGACAAGGCCGCTAGGATGGGCTGGTTCTCGTACTCTACGAGAATTCGGCGCTCTTCCTGTAGACGGGCGATGCTTGGAGCTTCTGAGCGGAACTGGTACGCCAATGGAAAGTCTTGCCCCGTTACCCCCAAAGACGTAAGCATGAGGTTTCGCGATACGGGGGCAAGTTCGACAACAGAGGAAGATTCACTGGAAGATGTTCCATACCAAGCATCAATCAAAATCGGCCCTACTTGCGAAGGGATTGTTATGGCAACCGCTGAGGTGTCGTTATGGGTTCCCGCTGAGGGGTTCGTTAATTGAACATTGAACGTAAAGTTGCTCCCATTATTTGGCGCCAACGTATTTGAACCGACTTGATTGATGATTGAGTATCCGTTTGCCGTATCGGGAGCAAGGGATACCGTGACTGGAGAACTTGTTGGATTTGTCAGCGCGATTTCGTTGCTGACATAGGTATCACCGGGAGTCACCGTGCCAAATTGCAATGCTGGAGGAACATGGTTTCCTAAGGGATCAAGTTCTATCACTTCGCAGTAAATATCCCCGGGTTCAGCAATAGATGCTGAAGCACTGCTGATAAATCCAGTCACCTCCGCGGTTTGCTCGTAGCTAGGGCAGGTGGCTACGCATTTAACCTGCAAAACCAAGTTTGAAAGGTTCAACAACCCCGTTACGGGAACGGTGAGCGTATCGCTGTAGTAGCCGTCTGGAGGGCCTCCGTATTCGTAAAAGCTCGTATATGTCGATCCTCCATCAATGCTGTAGTTGTAGTTCGCCTGATAGCTTTCTCCAGGCGATGCACCTGAATAACTAGACCCGTTTCCGTGCAAGCTCACACTTACGTTTACCGTTTGACCCGGCAAAACAGTTTGGGCGGCGAAAGTCATCGTGGCCGATTGCGTATTGCTGCCAGGAGAACTTTGGCTTGCGGAAACGCTGAGGCTTGTCGGAGTAGGGGTATATGGACCAGACGTAGAGCCGGGACTTACCGAGGTTCCCTTGAGTGTGTAATTCTTTGTGCCTGCGTTTGTGGTAAAGGATAACGTTGCGGTTTCAAGAGTTTCGAAGGCAGAGGTTGGCGTGAAACTAACACTTAAAGAAGTGTTTTCCGCTCCGTCAGAAATTGTAATCGTTCCCGAAAAACCATTCAACACAAAGTCACCGGCATTTCCAGTGAGCGTGGTGACGGAAACCGCCGTGATTGTTAGGTTTGAGCCGCCCTCATTGAATATGGGCAAAACGTATGTGCTGGTCGTGTTTTTTGCTACAAAATTAAACGGGATACTCAAATCGAAGTTTGTCGGGTTCATTAGAAAAACAGGTCCGCTAGGCGGTTCTGGCGTAGATGAGGTTGTTCCCGACATTAGCAGCCAAGCATCTTTTGCGATTTCCTTTGAACTGTTGGCTCCAGAATAAACCGCCTGATCAAATGCTTGGTAAATAGCGCAAGTCGCGGTCGTACCGTCGTATTCCCAAAAATGCCAACAGTTTTCCGACATATTCAAGTCATACACGATGGTCTTGCGGGCGCTATTGCCATGCAGAAAATCCCAATCGTCGCTGGAAAAGGTAATGAGGTAGTGCTTCTGGCCTTCAATCTCTACAATGGAGCCGTATAAACCTTGCAGCGGAAACGAACCATTGTTCCAAATCGACATATCCCTGAGAAGATTGGCTATGTTCCCTCCAATTTCAGAAACGCCGCTTGGGGTAAGAGAATACGCTGAATCGTTTGCAAGAAAAGCTAATGTCGATCCATACTGAGCCATCGAGCCGTAACGAACAATAATTCCCTGATCTGCGCTCCAGATAGGGTAAAAGGCAAAAGGAACTGCCGCGCTCGAAGTATTTGGTGTCATCTCGGTGATTCCACCGTTATGCCCAATAAAAGCTACGGACTCTACTACGTTGATGGAAGTAATCAAACCTCTTGCTTCGGTGATCGTGTCATAACCACCCGGAGCGGTCAGGTAGTTTGGATCAAAATACCCGTATGCGTTTGGCCCCGACCAAGCCGACCTGTCCGGGTAGCGTGTATCGGAGGAGTTTAAAAGAGGTATGCTCCCCAGCTGTGCAATGGCTGTAGCAGTCACGCCGGGGCTGGTATCGATAAGAACGCTAGGCGTTTGATAGTATCCACTACCTGTATTTGTTTCCACGATGCTGGTTACAATACCCCCCGTCTCATTGGCATAAGCAGCTGCGCCTGCTCCACCTCCACCCTCGAAACTGATTAAAGGAACACTTGTGTAGCCAGTACCTCCACCCGTCAGAATCACCCTTGCAACCGGAAAGGTCATGTTGCCATCGCCGCCGATGATGTTATCAAGCAACAATCTTTGGTTCATTGTCGCCATGAAGTCTCCCCCAATATAAGGGGTTCCCTCAAACAGCGTAGCGGTTGCCGTTGCGCCAGTACCGCCCGATAGTCCAGACCCTCCCGTGTCGGTGAACTGGATGGTAGGAGGGGACGTATAGTTTTGACCAAACGAGTCGATTTGAACGGCAACGATGGCATTACCACCCTGCGCTCGAATGGCCGTTCCCGTCGCTCCAGTACCCCCTCCACCAATGAATTCAACTGAAGGGTTGTAGTATCCAGAACCTCCAGCCGTCACAGTTACGGACGCCACTCCTGTAAACGCAGACACTTCCCTGACAATGTACCCAGTTGGCGAAGCAGAAAGTATTCCGACCGCCGAAGCAGGAATAGGAGGGGCGCCTGTCCCTGATGTATTTCCTCCATTGAAACTGACAACAGGAGTAGAAATGTACCCTGAACCTCCGGAAGTAACTGTTACCCCCGTCAAATTCATTCCGCTCACGGTGGCCGTCGCCGTCGCACCTGTACCCGCTCCATCGGATATGACGACTGTCGGAGTGCTAGTAAAATACCCCCCGGGGTTTGTTACTTGGATGGAAGCAATTGAAAATTGAGGGGTAAGAGCATACACACCCCTCTGCGAACCAGAAGAAAAGTACAGAATGTTACTAATGATCTGCGTCCCAAATCGCGCATAGCGGGGAAAGGGAACTGGAAAACTGTATACCTGAACAAAAGTCTTTGGAGTGGCAAAATCTGTATAGACGCCAACGTTTGTGATAAATACGCTGAAACCTTGTTGCGATCCCGGCACTTGCAACTCTGCAAACGCACAGATGTTTTCCCCCGCTCCAAACGAAGGAATAGTTACAGGCAACCCACCCGTACCCGTAACTGGAAAGATACCCGGCTGGTTTTGAAGTCTTCCCCGAACCACAGTGGCATTGCATGAAGTAGCCGCACCCGGGGGAATACGAGAAGAGGGAAGGTTTGTTACAAGCCCCGGCCACTCCGAGGCATACTCAGTCTCGAAGTAACCGGTTAGCGATTTGTTCGTTACTCCAGGCATTCATCTCTACTTCCCTGCACCCACTGCGATAGTAACAATAGCACTTGTTCCAAGTCCGCCTGTGGCAATAACGACACCACGAGTCCAGCCAAGGTTTCCTACGCGATAGTCTAACTCCGAGGCGTTGGCTGTGAAATCGACAATCGTATTTCCATTCACATCCTTAAGAACAACGTGATCCGCTGCCGTCGCTCCTGTAATGTTTAAATTCATGATCTTCACAGGATACGTATAGCTAAAGGGAGCTGTGTCAATTCGCCAGATCCCGGAACTGATCGAATTAGCCATCTTTCCCCTCCAAAACATCTACACGATGCTCTTCTTGTTTCATGGTAAAGTCGCTATCGGACTTGGCCTCTCGCTGCGGAGTGCAGTCATGGCTCAATGCAATCACGTTATTCTCATACATCCCACAATGGATGCATTGACGATTTTTATCGTATTCGTGCGCTGTAGACTGCTGTCCCGGCTGGCTCATGAGAATCCTAGTTGTAGTTGTAGGTAAGGCCTAATTTAACGCCGTAGATGGTTCCTACTCCTGCCGTGATATTCCAATTCAAAACATATTGTGCGTTCAGTCCAGTCATCCATACAGGAGTCGGAACCGAAACAGGCGTAACGTTGTCAGTGCTAATTGCAACGTTTGCCGTCAATGGCCCAACAACCGTAGTTGTTGCCGGCGCCGTTCCATTCACAAAAAGCGTCTGGTAGAGGCTGAAGGTGGAGGTCAATGCAGTGGTGGCCGTCACGATCGGCGTAATCGATGAAATCTGAATTCCCTTTGGCCTAGACGTAGTAGGTGTGAACTGGCTCAGCCCTGTAAACGGCGGAGCTCCCGACACACTTGCTGGCGTCGTAAACGTTGCAGGAGGAGCAGCATCGCCATTCGCCCGGGCGAAAGCACCTGAACCGATAGAGCCACCACCAAAGGCTTCCTGAAGATCGTCCAAAAGACCGGTTCGCAATATCTGGGAAAGGGCAAAGTTAAAAGCCGTAGCACCTGCCAAGGCAAGCGAAGAAACGCCAGCAGTGACCGTAGCTCCCGGCATGTAAAGAAACAAAGCCCCGTCCGAGTATCCTGTATCACAAGAAAGTCTGCGTTGAAAGCGTGGCATCGTCTTCCTTCCCACCGTGAAATCTTGGCGCACGGTCGCGGTTGCTGAAGGCTAATCTTGAAACGAATCGGTAAGCAACTGCCGACTCAAGACTTTCCTGTGTGGTTCGTCGATCTTCATCAGCATCTGCCGAGTTTCTTCCTCATACGAGTAGATATCGACGCACTGCTTGCCTACCCTCGCAAGAACATCGTCATTTGCACCAAGGACGGGCTTCTGAATTAGGTTGTTGAGTGACTTTAGGTTTTGCATACTCGCTCCTAATCGAAATACACGTCTTGATCTGGCTCGTTTGGCTCTGACAACTTCGGATGCGGCTGAAGATCGGTGTTGTCTTGCTGGATGTGTCGCGCGATATCCGCATCGCGCGACCCCAGCAAACCAAACCCCCCACCTGAGTATGTGTCCGAAAATTCAGGCGATACCAACATCCCCTGCTCCCAGATCATGTCATCGAGATTCGACTTGATACCACTGCGAAAGCAGTAGTGGTACGCACCGTGATCCCAATATTTTGCGGGCCATCCAACTCCCATCGACATACTCAAAACTCCCTACGCCTAACCTCCGCAGATTTTTTCCAAGCCTTTACGGGATCGCGGCGAGCATCAAATCCTTTTGAAAATCTTCCAGCGTGATTGCTTTCCACATGGCTGCGACCAATAGGTGCAGCATATTTCCGCATACGCTCTTTTGCTTCGTCTTTAGATATAACATCTTTGTGTGGACAAATTCCACCATTCGCTGATCGCCCAGAATTACAGTTGAAACATAAAATCTGGTAGCAATTTGGGTATCCTTTTCTTCGAGCGAGAGCGTATATTTGATGACATTTGAGGGTTTTCCTATCATTCCGACCATCGCCCGCAACATGATCAAGAGTAAGAAATCGGAAATCATCCTCTCCACAGCAAGAGCAAGAATCACCATACGCCGAAAAGAAATCGAGACGGTTTTTAGCCCTAGTTCTTTTACCTTGGCAGGCAATGCAGCGGTGGTTTTTGTAAGGCTCTCCATCAACATTTACTCTCTTCCCAGCAGAACCAAACTTTGATGCGGGCTTCGTCTCTTCGCATACAACACAAAATCTAGTTTCCATAGGACTTATTCTATCACTTTTTATAACATAGTTATAATAGAATAAGTCCTATGTTTTCAACTACTTAAGGGCCCATGCTTCCGAACGTGTTGATCCACGTATCAGCTCCGGCACTGTACCGGCTAATCGCCAGGAACTTCAGTGCCTGCTGATCGAAGTCGCGGTCGTAATCACCGTAGATTGCCTGACGCTCGTAGAACATCAAACGATGCTCATCCTTGTTGCCGGTCAAATACCATGCTGACGGCGAGGTGTAGTAATGGCCAACATCGTACGTCAGGTTTGCCGCCACGAGTGCGTTCACTTCGTTATCAGAAGTGTAAGGCTTGCCAGCGGAACCCAGAAGTTCAATCGCGATGTACTCGAGCTCAGGCGGGATACGCAGGTGCTTGGGCTTGGTCGCTACCGAGATGCCGCGAGCGTTGGGCATACGCTGGAAGGTCATCGTGGCATACTGAAGAGAGGTAAAAGACAGATCGGCGTCAACAGCAGGGCGGTTGGGATAGGTACCCGCCGCCGTCGAGAAGTTTCCAGCACCCGGAGCGATGTTTGTGGCTGTATTCCCACCCAGCAGAGGATGCTGGTTGTTGAACAGTGAAACACCGTCATCGGTAAGGGTACCCGTCGAGGAAAATCCGAGGTTGAAGACGTTGCCAGCCGTGTACTCTTGTGCAAAGATGTGACCCTGCACGAGAGACTTGGGCGATTGCTCCATCATGCCCGTCTGATCGTCCTGCATCAGCTCATAGCTCATGCGAACGCCAAGACCGTAAGTCTGATGGATGTAACGACGGGTGCCACCCTGAATCAGGTTGTCGTAATAGACAGGCTCGCCTTCACCCTTTGGCTGTGCGGGGCCGGTACCCGCGTAATGAACGGCGTCCTCATAGGCCTTCTTGGAAGGTAGCACGTTGAAGACGGAGCGGAACTCCACCGAACGCTGCTTCAAGTCCAGGAACTCGATGAAGTTGTGGGCAACATCGATAGACATCGCCTGATAGAACTGATTACGAACCATGGACACTGTAATACCCTCCTAGCTACTGTAGATACCCCTCTACATAGCCACTCTTTCCTGAATTATTTTCGGTGCGTACTGCATCCATCAGTTCAAAACGGCGTACCTTGTTGGGAAGCGTTACGCGCTTTCCTTTTCCATCAAAAAACCCGGCTAGCCATTGAGGGGAAAACCGCCCTTGTGCGATATCGAGTTCGGATTGGATGAGGGTTGCCATGTACTAGTTGGTTACCTGAATCACGCTGGCTGCGAACACGATACGAACGCGACCATTGTTCTGTTGAGTTGTCGTAGAACCCGGTACAAAATCGAGCGGATTCAGGGAGACGATCACACCGACTGCGTTGGTACCCACTGTCACCTTGGCAAGATCAGCGTACCAGAAGCCGTTGGCGTCCACGGTCAGACCAACCGAAGTTCCGATAAGGGCTGTCGTAGCGTTGTACGTGGTACCGCTTGAGGCGTCGACCTGAACCTCAAATATCGTGTCCTGCGAAGCCACCCAGACCAACGTACTGCCCGTAATGAACGGTGCGCCGTGATAGATCGAGTAGGCCGAAGGCTGATTGATGACATCCTGCACGGCACCCTGACCACCCGGAAAACCGTAACCGGCAAATACCGGAGCCGCGCCTGAACCGTTCGAAGGAAGATTCTGACCGCGCAGAGCGGTGATGCCGAGGATGTTGCCCGGAGGGCCGTAGGTCGGGGTGCCAGAGTAAGCACCGACATATCCAGCGGTTGTTGCGCCGAGGGTTACGGGAGTACCGGGGCTGAATGTCTGACCCGAACCCTCAAGAAAGCTCTGAGTCTTCTCTTGGTTGCCGCTGATCGTGCTGACCGGAGCAATCGGAAGATGAGTCGTAAGCAATGCTGCCATGTCGGTTTCTCCTTAGCCTGCTGTCGGATACTGAGCCACCGGCCCCAGACCCGAAAATTCTTTTTCTGCCTGAGACGTAAAGTAATGCTCCACCTTGCCCCCTGCACTACCACCCACCACGTTCTCAGCCGTGCTTTTGTAGGAATCCTTGCCGCCCTTTTGTTTGGCAATATCCATCCACGACTTGTACTGAAGAAACAACTTGGCCTTGTGTATCTTCATCAGTACCAAGTCATTGTCGATAATAGCACCATCATCGTCGTTGAGGGAATGACTCACCCACTCGCAATCTTCCCTCTTAGCAGGAATATACCCTAAAGCCTTCGCTTCAGATATACGACGGCCATCCTGTGCTTTGCGATTGAACCAGTGACCCGCCCATTGAGGATCGCGGAACTTCACCGTAAGCGTCTGGGGCAGGCGCCCCGCCTGAGAATCTCCAAGGGAGATAGGGAGCTGATAGAAATCCTCTTCCGACATCTGGTCGATGGGCTTTGGCAAAACCACCGTCTGACCGTCGAGGTGGTACTTGTACATCATGCGACCATCGCCAGCAAGGAAAGCCCCGCCTTCGGGCGTAGTTGCCTTTACTTCTGGCTCTTTTACAGGAGCGGCTTTGGTTGCAATTACACCAGCCTGCTTCAACGCTTCGTCAAGATCAACCTGATTGCTCATTAGCTCGCCTTCTTGTAGGTATCGATGGAAACCGGTTCGCCGTTATCGATCATATTCTTCTTGATCTGAGCAGCCTTGTCGAGAGGAACGCCACGATCCTTCAGAAAAGCGGCTACCTGCGGGTCAAGTCCACCATTCTGGTCTTCGGGTGCTCCTACGCTGGAGTACCCAGAACCGCTGCCCATGAGAGAAGGATAAGAGCCAGTCGCCTCGCCCTTGATGTACTTATCACCCATGAAGGTGCGAATGTGAAAATCCCAGAAACCTTCCTGCGCTCGCTGCTCGAGAGAGAAGTTATTGACCGACTTCATCAACTCATCGTTGTACTTTGAAAAAGCTCCCGGGTATGCACCACGCGCCCGCATCTCGTTCAACTGTGCCTTGGTTTCAGCCGATTGCTTTGCCAGGTTCTGCGTCTGACGCGCCACAAACCCCTGCGGGTCGGTAAGCATCTGCGTTGTGGGGTCATTCAGATCGGCGGCGTCATTTGGATCGACTACAGGGGGAGGCGTCGTAAGTTTAGCTAGGGACGCTTGAATCGCCGCAAGAGAACCCTCCAGGCCAGCAATCTTGTCAGTAGCGGCTGTGATGTCTTCCTTGGAGGCCGCGCCATCCAGTTTTGTTCGCAGGTCTTCTGGCTTCATGCCTAGAATCTCTTCTGCGCTCATCTGACCACGATTATTCCAAGCCATCGGTTGCTCCTATTTCGAAATAGTACACCATGTTAGTATCCTGCGTTTCCTTTAGGGCCGCGATCTGTCTTTTTCGACTCCATCTCAATGGCCGCTTCGATTGTTTTCGGCAAGGAAATAACGATCTGAAGAGCTGCAATCAAGCCGCGTGTGTAATTGTTTGTGTCGTGAGAAAGGGCTTCACCAAGCATCTTCTGCATAGCTGTTCCCTGAATGGCGCGAAGATAGATAGCTATCCCCTTTGTCCATTCATCCTGTGACAAATAGCCGCGCAGCAATTCCAGCCGCGACGAAAGAGCTTTGCTCCACTCTTCGCTCCCTGCGTTGGCAAGGTTTTCTACAATGTCCTGCTGTGAAATCTCGTGTTTCTTCATTGTGCTGCACCTTGCTTAGCCTCTGGTTGACCACCCTGCGGTTGTTCCCCTTGTGCTTGCGGCTGTCCACCCTGCGGCTGGTGCATTTGCTGTTCGGAATGCTGCTCTGCCGCCTGATGCGCCATCTTTGAAGCATTCTCGATGCCTGCTGGCGTCGGAAGAATGGCCGATGGATCGCTGATACCAAAGTCTTTGATAATCTTGGTCATCAGCATGTTTCCAGCCATCACCGTTTGCAGAAGATAGTCTTTCTGCATAGGAGAGAGCATGGGATTCTCCGCCGCCTGAATCATCTGCGCTTCCATCTGCCAGTGAGCGCGTACGTTGTTCAGGAGGAGCATCAAGTTCTGCTTTTCCACTTCCTTGTTGATCGACCCGGTAGCCGGGCGAACCGGCAATGCAAGACGACGCTTCTTGATGTTCTCAAGAGCCTTCTCCAAGGCTGGCCCACGTTTCCCAAAGGCGGCAATATCTCTCTGAGGTATCCCGAAATGGGCATCATAAAGGACTTTTTGCCTTCCAAGAGTGATGTGCGCCTGTCGGAACTCTGTTTTGTTCAAGTTTGCTCGGGTGTCGCCTTCCTGCATGGTCGAATACGTTCCCATGGCAGAGTAAGCACCCTTTTTTGAGACAGTACCAGCGCCGGAACCGGAAGAGCTTGGCCCAACACCAGCCCTGTCTGTTGCCAGATTTAGGGTCATTTGCTCATCTTTGATCGTCTCGTTTGCCTGCCGACCCAGCGGAATGACCTCAAAAGCACCATCTTCGCCGGGGAAAATAGCGTTTGGATACACCGAAAACTGCGAATCCAACTGCGTTCCAGAAGCAATGCGGAAGATATTCGTGTTGGACAAGGTAGAAGCATCGCCGCGCCGGTTATGGATGGCGGAAACCTCTTCCTGATAGTCCTTCAGCATCTCACAAAAGCCTAGCCCATAGCTCCTTTCGCCGTCGTACCCAAGAACAGCCTTGATATACGGAATAGAGTTTTCAGGAAGCCAGTTGAAAACAGCTTTGAGTACGCTTTTCGTCTCTAAGTGAAGCGTATAGATCAGGTGAAACGTCTTACCTGCCACCGAGTAAGGGAAGTAGCATTCAAAAATATCCCACTCTTCCTGCGTCTCTCCGCCAGAACCATTTTGCTGGCCTTGGTCCATGCGAATGTCGCTATCCGTGCGGTCTGGGCCTTGACGGTCAGGAGTCTTGAGAACTTTTTCGACAGCTAGTTTGTCATAGGTCTTGTCGTGCTTTAGCAATTCAAGGTCGAAGCGCGACATCCTCGCTCGTTGTGCCGTAAAAGGGGAACGCTCGATCTCCGCCACCGTCAAAGGGATCAAGAAATCTTCAAACTGAAGCGGAAGAGCTACCGGGCCATCGTGTCGTACATGCTCTTCGAAAACGACACGGCCATTTGATCCAATCGTAGCCGCTACTTGCTCGACTGTTCGCTCAGGAAGAAGTTTAATCGCTCCCATGCCGTAACGAATCATCGTGGACACCCAAGCGGAATACTTTGGCAGGAGATTCAGGTATCCCGGCTCCAAGCCGGAAAAGGTGAGCCATTCCTGAAGAGCGTCCTTCTGCTCTTCTGCCTTTTCGTCGCGCTCCCACTCTCCAACGACACCAACCTCAAACAAATCGTCAACGCCGAAGATGCTCATCAGAATCTTTGCTTTGAGTTGATCGACAAAAGACCCTACGAGTTGTACGACGAGGTTGGAAGCATTCTGCCAAGGGAAGGACTTCGCCTTTTCACGCGGCATTCCCATGTAGATACGCCGCCATTGGGTGATCTTGCGCTCGCGCACGTCCGACAGGCTTTGCTTGAGGGCAGAGAGGCGGTCGAAGGCGTACTTGTCTATCTCCACCATACGTTCGGCGGGGAAGTGCTTGCTTGTCGGCAATTCAACAGGTAAGGGCATTTAGTATCCTGCGGTTCCTACTGATTGCATCATAGACGAACGCCGCGAGTTTTCCTCACGCACAAAATCTCTTGTTTTCTCTACCGAACCCATCCCCCAGGTCTGAGGGCTGTATCCAATCACGTCCAAGATATCCTTTGTTGATCCATTTGGAAATGTCTCGTATTCCTGCAAAAACTGTTCCGCTCCCGTACGAGGAACCCAAAATAGTCCGTTTTCGTAGATAGCTTCCATGCCGATGATGCGCTTGTCTTTACCTCCAGCACTGCGGTCAGTCTTTAGACCCCGTACCGTAAAACTAGCCTGCGCCCCCATGTTGCGAACGCGATCCTGAAAGAAACGCAGCCACCCCTGCTGCCCAGCTACTTCGGACTCAAGGTAGATGTGATGTACCTTCCACTTCAATGCGAGTCCGCGATGACCTTCCTTTGTACCAATCAGTTTCTCAATCATCGTATCGAAGGTCGTAGAACCCGCCCAAACGTCCAGCAGGTAAATTCTGCGAGGCTGAGGTGGGTTGTTGTACATCCCAAGGACAACAATTGCATGGCGCGACCGTCCACCCTCACCAGAGTGGTTAGGATCGAGGATAGCTACGCGCTCCAACTGACCCGCACGAATGTCATCAAGCACTTCGCCTGATTGCGTCTCGTGGCAGATGGCTTTTACGAGTCTTTGAGGAACGGCACCCGCCATCTCCTCTTTTTCGTGCATCTTCAATACATCGGCGGGATTTCTTGTACTCACAAACTGCTGCGAATTGGCAATCGAGACACCGCCCACATCAAACGCATTGATAGTGAACCTGCGTAGCCATGAAGACTTGAACCGTACCGCTTCAGGATCAATCGGGTTGTTTCTGTACTGCGCTGCATAGTAGTAACTGCCAAAGATGGAACGAATCTCTGCCAGTTTTTCCATCGTGAACTCTTCAGGAAAGATTGGCGTACCGGCTACATGTTCTGCACAGCATCCGCCTTCAGCATCATGCGTCACAAACCGCATACCTGAGACGTTCTTTCTCAGCCAAGTACCCACATCTCGATTCGACCATCGATTACCAATGAATAGCTGGTCGGCCATACGATTGGGGTCATTTGGGTCTGAGTCAAATGCACCCGGGAGTTTCTGAATCCATTGGATAGTTGTGTCCATGACCAGATCGGAGTTGATGGCCTTTTCACCGACAGGATCGTCAATGACCTGCCTGTCGTAGTGTCTCGACTGCAACGCGCCTTTGACGCCGATGAAATCAAATGTTCCCTCACCGTGGTACTCGTTGTCCAGACGGTTCTGCGTCATGGAGTCTTGGTTCCACTTGTCTGTCTTCTTTGGAATTATTTCAGGAAAAAGCATCCTGAAAAGAGCATTGGACTCGTAATGACCGGAAATCTTCGCCCCAATCTTGCGAGCGTTCCCCAAGACTTCCGAGGCGATCATCGTCCGCGTAGAAGAATAGTGCGCCCGACGCATCCAGCGAATCCACGGATCGCCATACCCCAGCTTACGCATCAACTCTTCATCGTCGTCATTGAACGGAAGCGCCCACCACATCGGGCAGGAAACGCTTGCCAGCGTCGTTTTGAAATGATCGCGAGGCACTTCCAACGCAAGTCTTAGCGAATCGTGCTCAAGATCACGACAAAGCAAACCATGGAAGTTTGGACTGAGACGGTTGTGCATCAGCACGTACTTGCTAAACCAGAAAAGGCTACCCATTGCATTCAGACGAACCGCTGCCTTCTTGACCGAGGTAGACATCGAATCTGTCAGCTCAATCGTCTGCCAACGGTGCGCGGGAGCTTGTGCCAGCTTAGGCGCAAGCGTGTCTGCGAGGGCTTCCAGGCTCAATTTGCCCTCTGCTGCTTGATGTGATCCAGAAGTTCCGCTGCCAAGGAATCCGTCTCACGCGAACGGCCTTCCTCGTCTTCACCTGAGCGAAGGAAACGACCATCGATCTGCGAAACCAAACGAGCCGCCGAAATCTTGTCTTTGTACGCCGCCGAACTTGTCAGGCACTCGATCAAAACATTTACCGCAATGGACATGCCTTGAGAAATCTTCTTGCGAAGCTCTCCTGTACTCGGAAGGCGAAGCATTTCCTCGCTCCACGCCTTCCGAAGTTCGTCCGACTGCTCTTTATAGACATCCGAGTCGCGCCAGTTCGAGAGCGTCTGGTAGCTGATACCTTCAAACCGTTCCTTGATGACAGACGAAGGAGTATTTGCCCAATCCAGACAGGCAAGCTCGCGACAACGAGCCTCACGCGCCGAATCTGAAAGGTTTACGTCTGCCATTACTCACTTACCTGCTTCACTTCTTCAGGCTCTTCGACCTTCTCTGTAACTTCGGCAGGCTTCTCTTGAAACGCCATAAACGCGGAAACTGCCTGCGCCTTGCGCTCCTGATGCCAGTCATGGCGCGGAGAATCGGCATACAATGTCCCGGGAATCGCGCCAAGATTACGGCAAGGCTGCTCTTGTTCAGCAGCGCATACGGGACAAGGAACGGACTGGACAATCAACTTCCAGTCAGGGCGCGTTTCAAAATGGCTAATCAACATTTTCTTGTCTCCTAAATTCCAATTTATCCCATTCATACGCCGCGGCCTTCTGGCCAAAGGATCGGGGTATGCCCCAATCTCACTGACGCTGCCTCAAAATCTTCAACACTTCCGACTCGCGCATCGTCACAATCTGGTTGTTCTCCCCAATCTTCAGCGTGTGACCGGCGTACTTCGAGTGGAGAACCCTATCCCCAATCTTCATTAGCTTGCAATCAGGGCCAATCGAAACCACAATCCCCGTCACCGCCTCCTGCTGCGCCTGTTCAGGAACAATCACTCCACCTTTCCACCCCGACCCACCGCACTTGTCGCACTTCTTGAAACCAGACGAATGGGGAACTTCCATCCCAAAACCCAAAACCTTACACCCACGGCAAGGAACTTTCTGCCCACCCTGCTCCTCGTACTTCATCCCCATACACACCGGGCAGACCTCCGATGTCTTGCCAGTACCCTTGCAAGGCTTACACGAATAACTGCTTTCCAGCACATCCTTGAGAACATCAATCCGATCACCAAGCACAGCCCCAAACACTTCGGAACTGTTCTGGTACCAAACAAGCCGCTCTCTTGGACTCCGTGTAGCAATCTCCCCCAACCTTTCCGGCACCGCCTGCACCGTCACCCCATGAATCTGCCGAATCTCCAAACCAACCTCGTCTGGTTCCTCCAACAACGAAGCCGAAAGCAAATCGATCGGCCCCTCTTCCACTCTGCCCAACTGCTCAAAAAACGAAGCGTCCCGAGGAGTCAATTGAATCCCAGACTCCACATACTCCGCATCCACATCCAACGATTCCCGCGCCTCCGGCAAGCCACTGACGTTGATCTGAGACGCATCCGCACCCTTTTCATACGCAGCCTGCTCGTCTGCCTGATTCCCTATCTGACTTCGCTTCAACTCACTCATATCGACACTCTATACATAAATTCTGCACAGTGCAACTCCTTTCTACTTTATCCGAGAGTACAAAATACACCAGAAATTTTTCAAGGGGTATGCACGGGCAACACCACCCCGGTGGGTCGATTTGAACCCCGAGGTGGGTTCGATCCGCGCCGGAAATCTCCTTACAGTTAGGACTTCAGGGCAGACAGCAGCCTGTCCGCGCTGGTCAGCAGGAAGGCAAGCAGTCCGGCGAAGTAGGTGATGCGCCCAATCTCAGCAGCCTTTGGGTTGGCGGCGAGCGCATAGGTAATGAGTCCGATGATGGCGATGAGCAGGGATAGATAGACGATCATGTGAGTCCTCCTGGTCGTTAGATGCAGCAATGCCCTACCGTTGGGTTGGTAGGGCATCAGAGAGTGCGGCTAGCTCAGAGAGTAATGTTGCGCACCGCGTGATCCAAAGCGCGCCTAAAGATGCGCGAGCGGAAAACTACGTGGCTAACGCCATAGCTCCGGGTGACGAAATAGACACTAGAACACCAAAGCCCCGAAGAATCCTTGAAAACACTAGACTTAGGTATCGCCATCAGTAAGCCTCTTTCATACACTCATCGCACCTTTTGATCGCTGCTCCAATCCGTACATCGCACAACTCATGTCAACACAAGCCCACCTGCCCTCAGCCGTCTTCATGGGCTTCTCGCACTCGCGGCAGATGCGGGCAGGCTCAGCAGCCATAGCCTTTGCAAGTGAGCCATCGAGCTCCGAAAGGTATGCCACATCGGCAATACCTTTCCCAGCGCATATGTCGCGCAGGGCTTGCATGTCGGGTTTTGGAGGGGTTTGAGGTTCTTTAGCCTCAGCAGGGGATTTCACGTTCGTTCCGGTGTCGAGCGTCTGGCTGCCAGTTGTTCCCTTGGAGACCGCCGACTTGTCTATCCCTGCAACCCCATCTAGCCGCATCCGGCAAGCCTCAAGTATCCACTTGGTACGCTCATCACCAGCAGCGGCATTGATCCGTGCTAGCAACACTTCCGGCACTCGCATGTTCACCTGTATAGCAGCCATGTAATACAGTGTATAGCAAACAGGCTATCAGTGTATAGCAGCCCTTATTTATTCCCCACCCAGCATAGCCGCCCTATACGCAGGTTCGGGAACTCGCCTACAAGCCCCAACAATAGTCAACCCTATCCTCAATTGAGAAATCCCCTGACAAATCGGTATAGCAGTGATCCCCATTAAATATGGGGTGGTGCCGCAAGTTGCAGATAACACTAGCCTTCATACGCCCTCGCTCTTAGCCAGATGCTTCCCATTCAAACCCTTCGCCACCTGCTCAATGATCGCCATAAACGCCTCTGCCTGGTCCCCTGATGGCAATGACACCAGCAAATGCTTATTCCGCAACCTATTGAAACTCAACGACTTAGAGTTCTTCCTGCCGTAAACCTCGAAGTTCAGCCGCAGGATTGTGCGCTTTCCTAGGGACTCTCTTTGGCGTAAAACATACGCATTAAAGGACTTATCGGCCTCTTGCATATGTGGAGCTTTGGTTTCTGGGGGAGTAACGATAATGGGAGAGATGAGGTCATCTTTGTTATCAATACGATAGCCTGTCTTCATTGCGAGTCTACCTGCTTAGCGTGATGTGTGTGCAAGTGGTATTGTAGCAGGGAGAGCGGCTAGATTGCGTAGAGTCTTGGTGAGTGGGTCATGGGTACATCGATCTTGGTGTCGGGGATAAAGGTGAGAGAGGATCGATTGAAGCTCTCTTGCGATACAGGTGTTGCGACTAAAATCAACATAAGTAAAGCTTTATATCTCATTTCTCAAAATCCTCTCGCGTTTGGATGTACAAGCAAAATCCAATATAGCTGAAAATAATTATAAAATAAATGACATAAACCCCTTGACAATAGATGTCACTAATTATATGGTTATCTCAGTGAGGCAACCAGCCCACTTAGGAGCTACACAATGACTTTCACCGCACAAATCGCCCGCGAATACATCACCTCAGCTCAGCCGGACAGCGACTGCATCATGGATACCTACACGCTTACAACCGACCACGCGGCAAGCTCCTATGAGATGCCGGTTTTGGTAGGGTCCAGCGGAATCGCCTATGGCCCGATGGACACTCTGCCCAACGGCGAGATGGCGCACATGGCGGTCTTCATCGCCGAGTGGGATGGCGATGCCAGCAACCTAATCAATAAGTTCAACAGCTTTTAAGCTCCGCCGCGCCGGTCCTACGGTAAGCTATTATTGCCAGAGGAGGAATAAGCAGAATGGAAACCAGAAGCGAATTGATCGCAATTATGCCCAACACGCCTGATGCAGAGGCCACGTATGCTTCGATCTTCGCCAACGGAGTGTATCGCCTTATGCCGCATGAGTTTACGGGTTTCAAGGCTCAGGCCCGCAAAGCCGGTTATACGGTTCGCAAGGCTGTACCCGTCA